GAGCCGACTGCACATTATCGGCGAACGTGTCGCCTGTGATGCGCTTACCTGCGGTGTCGCTATGCTGCTCTTTGTTCGTATCGAAATACGTGACGCGGACATGGGCATCACCAAAGTGATTACTGCCCATGATCAGCCAGCTCGCGTTGAGTGGCGTGCGGTTCATGATGATCGCTGCTGCCGCGTTCAGCGTCTCGCGCTCGGCGTCGGTCAACGTCGCCGTCACGTCCTGCGCGGACTGAGGTGTGAGCTTCTGGTGCGCGCTCATGCGACACCGCCGGCGTCGATCAGGCGCTCCGTATTGGCGCGGCACCGAGCGCGAAGCTCGCTGGTCATCGCCCACGGATCAATCCAAAGCTCGCCCGTCATCTGCCCATCGTCGGCCCCCCAAGCGGGGTTCCAGTTGAGGCGAATGCTATCAGCGGTCTGCTGGTCGCCACCCTGCTCGACAAAGCGCGCCATGTATTCGCGAGCAGCCCGCAAGCCGTCGCGGAACGCTTCTTCGACGCGCGTTTCGTCAAAGGTCGGATCGGCTTCGAGGCCTTCATCGCCCCATGCTTCGATGCTCATGATAGCACCTCCAAAAGGCAGGGCGAGGCGTCAGCAGTCTCGCTGAACCCGCGCCGTTCAAGGATCGCGAGAACGTCGCTCAAGGCTTCGCAATAACCACGATCGCAGTCGTTACTGGGAACTCCGCCGAGAGCGTCGATCTCGCGGAACAGGGTTGGGCCCGTCACGTCCTGCGCGTTGGCGGTGGGGGAGGGGGTGTGACGGGTCATTAAAAGCGCTCCATCAAAAGGTCATCGCGGCGAGACTGGGCGCGCCATTCAGCGGCCTCGGCAATCTCGTCGTCGCGATCGGCGGAACATTCGACGTAGAGTTCTTCGTCGCGATCGCCGCTGGTCCACTCTGGTGGCAGCGTGACGGTCGGATCGAGCGGGGTGATGCTGACTATCTCGATCGACGCCAGCTCCTCGGGGTCTACCAGCGTCTGCGGCGAGCCTTTGTGGGTCGAATAAACGACGCGCACTTCGGCGTCGTCTTCGCCATCATTCCAAGCGATGGCGGTGACGAAAGCGCCCCGGCTCATGCTGACACCTGCGCAGGCGACAGGCTGAACTGGGGAACTACGCCGTGCGCGTCGACGTAATCGAGCAACTGACCGTACAGGACGTCGCGGTCCTTAGCGGCGTCGGGGCATTTTGCGATCTCAGCATCGAGCAACCCGTTAAGCTGATCGGCGAGATAGTTCGGGACAATCCTGAACATGACGACCTCCGAGGCTTGCGGCCAATCCGCTGTGCCTTCTGGAGATCGTTATAGGCAGTCGTGCCTAATCATTGCAAGCAGGAAATAGGCATCCCTGCATAATTATTTAGGCAGGGCACAATGCCTGCATACGCCGACCGAACTTAATCGCGCCGGGAAGATCGTAGTGAATGCCGTCGAACGTCTCGCCACGGACGCTCAGTGGAGACTCAGAGAACCGGAAGCCGTGGCGGATCGCGAGGCGGCGGGCGCTGTCATTGATCGCCTTGCGCCTCTTCAGGTCGATCGCTGGTCCTAAACCTTTTGCTGGCTCGATCACCGGAACAGCCATGACCAGTGCAGGCCGTTTGCCAATAGTTGCCAATAGTTGATCGAAGTTATCTTCCCATACGGCGATGGGCGTGCTGATCTTATGGGTGGCGTCGTTCATGCCAAGGCCGATTACTACAGCGGAAGGCTTGGCGCGGGCGATTAGACCCGGCAGCAGTGGCACCCAATCGCCAGCCGTCGAGCCTGCGATGCCGACGTTGAATGTACGGCGCCCGCATAGCTCGGGAACCTCAGCCAGCTCGGTAAGGCTATCGCCCACCAGCATGATGCGGCCTGGTGGCATCTGTTCGGCTTGGTGCTGCACGACTAGCGTGCGCAGAAACTCGTGTTGCAACGGCCATTTGGCTCGATAGCGCATGGCTGTAGCGCCTATGCCGATCGTCAGTCCCAGGCAGAGAGCCGCCCCTGCAATGACGATCTCGCGTCGCTTCACGTTATGCTACAAGCTCCGACCATGGGATGACGCGATCTACGCGCACAACCTCAGCCATATCGACGCGAAATACCTTCGCAGGATTGAACTGCTCCAGGTCGATGTATGTCGAAGAGCGCCGCACTAGGCGCTTGACCATCACCGCTCGCGCCGCAGCGCCGTCATCATCTTCTGCATTCTCCGGCCGCAGATAGACCACAACGTCATCCCCATTTTTCATTCGCCCCTTCGGATCGATCAGGACGATCTCACCCTCCATGTGTCGAGGCTCCATCGAAGAGCCGGTTACGTATAAGCCATAGGCCGCGGAGTTGCCATTTAAGATTACAGGCCGCTTTGCGTACAGGACAATCTCTCCCGTGTTTAGCGTGGTTTGCTCGATCGCTTCTCCGTCGATCTCCTTAACCGTGCCTATAGCAGTCCCGTAGATTGGCAAGTCGTCGCGCATCCGTTCTTCAGATGCGCCTTCCATTTTGAAAGGTATTGCATTGGGCTCGGGGCGGTCCGCAAACGCTGGATATTCGGGATATGTTGCCCTTAGTTTATTGTAAGTATCACGACCTAGCCGAGTCTTTGCTGTGCCGTTCGCAAATCTATTAATCGTCGTGTTCACCACTCCAATCGACTTTGCCACGCGCGCGGCATTGCTGTCCGCCCACGCGATGAGACCCTGGACGAGTTGGATGTCTTCAAGAACGCTTGCCATGTCGAACCTAATGGCAGGAGTGCCTATTTTTGGCACTAAGCAACTCTGCGCTTGCATCTAGGCAGTCCTGCCTACATAATGCCTAACTATGGAACAGGCAGACCCACTTGATACGCTCTTCGCCAACGCGAAGCTGCATCGCATCCCCATGGTAGCAATCTGCAAGCGCGCAGAGATCGATCCGGGCACCCCTTCGAGGTGGAAGCGCGGCAAGAACGGCGCGACGCTTGAGAAGGTGCTGAAGCTCAACGGGGCTCTCGCGGCACTGATCGCTGAGAGTTCCAAGCGCACCCGCAAGCCCGCCGACGCTACGAGCGATCGGGTGGCGGCATGAGCGACCATTTCAAGGTCGGCGATGTCGTCGTGTGTGTCTTGGGCGGTCCCACGATCAAGCTTGGCTCGATCCATCGTATAATCGGTTTTCGGGTTGGCGTGGACCGATCGATGCTCGGCGTGTCGCCGCTCGGCCTCTTTCTCAAGGGCAAAACCAGCAACGGGCGCAAAGGAAGCTACGACGCCCGCCGCTTCCAAAAGCTGCCGCGTGCTGACGATAGCTTCGTCAGAACGATCCGCGCCTGCCGTCCTCACGATGCCAAGACTCCGGTCGAGGCGTGACCGGCTTCCTCACCCTCGCCGCCATCCTGTGGGCCGTGACCATCACTGGCGGCATTGCGCTGCTGCGTCGCGCCCTCGCCGAGTCCAGCGACCGGCCAAGCCTGCGCCATCGCGACGAGCAGGGCGCGACACACCGCAATGCGAAACTCAATCGGTCCGTCCTGCCAGGCGGGTCTGTCCATCATCATCATGGGAGCGTGTCTAAGTGAGCACCCGCAGCAAGGTCTTGGCGCATAGAACCGTTTTGGCGAAGGGTCGTGTATCGGCGCTTCTGTCGGCGGGATGGGCCCGCAGCATCGCCGCAGTAGGGAAGGGCGTCTTTGCCGACGCGCTTGAGGTATCCGACAATACGATCGGCAATGCCCTAGCGCAGCGCACGACGCCGGAACTGCACACCGTCCTGAATAGCCTTGTCGTAGATCCCAGCGCGCTCGACGAGCTGCTGGCGGGCTACGGCTACCGGCTTTGCGCGCTGCACAACGAGGCGGCGAACGATCTAGCGACTGCTGCTGGCGTGATCAGCGCAATGGGCAATCTGGTCGAGGCGCTTTCGGACGGTCACCGCGATCACAACGAAACGCTCGCCGTCGCCCAGCTTCTGCGGCCGCACATGCCCGCGGTCAACGCGATCATTCACGAAGCTGACGCGCTGCGGGGTGCGGCATGAGCTGGAGCGACAAAGCCCGCGAAACGATCGCGCGCGTCCACGGCTCGCTGCCAGACGGCATCCCGTTCAAGGAGCGGAAGGCTGCGGTCAAGGCTGCGTACCCGTTCGGTGAGCGTTCGTACTGGCCGTACAAAGCATGGTGCAAGGCGCAGCGCGAGTACCTTACGCGGTACGATCCGAAGACGCCGCCTCCACCGCTCCTTCGTGAACTGCTGACTGCTGGTCGCAACGATATCACCTTCCCATTCGCGGGAGAGAGCAAGTGAAGATTTGGCCCTTCACCACCGCCAGCGCCGCCCCAACGCCTGCCGACGCAGCTCGCACCCTTGGCGCTATCGCTCGCAAGAACGCAGCCGACCGCCGCACCGCCATGCTCTGCGAACTGCGCCGGGAAGTCCGCGAGTGCGACATCACCCCGCTGGAGTGGCGCGCATGAGCGTCCCCCGGTTCACATATCTGTGGGCGCCTGATGCAGGTCCGGCACGCGCGGCCGTTGGTGGCTTCCCATTCAACCACCGCACGCTTGCCGACATCTATGCCGAGCAGGACGCGCAAGCGGAACGCTGCAAGGCAAGTCACAAGGGGCCGGGCGGATTCGATCGCCGGGTAGGGCAGGCCACGGACCGCGCCCGCGCCACGGTGGAGACACGCACGCACCTCCCAACCTCGCCATGCCCCCGCTGCGGCGCGCGCGGCCTGTGCGGCCACGGTGATCGGATCGCAGCATGAACAAGGACACCAGCATGACCGAACAAACCGCAAACGAGGAACTGCTGTCTCAGATCGAGCGCATCGAGCGCCTGAAGGAAGAGCAGAAGGGGATCGGCGAGGATATCGCCGAGATCCTCAAGGAGATGAAGGCGCGGGGCTATGACATGCTCGCCGTCCGCGAGATGCTTCGTCTGCGCAAGATGGACTCGGACAAGCGCCGTGACTTCCAGAACGCGGTCGAGGTCTACGGCACGCAGCTTGGGTTGCTCTGAGCTATGACGAGCGTCACCCTCCCTTGGCCTCCCAAAGAGCTGACGCCCAATTTCAAGCGGCGTAAGCACTGGTCAGCATATCGACAGCCTACGGCTACCTACCGCCTGGCGTGCAAGGCTCTGACCAAGGCTGCGCGCATCGGTGTCGCGGCCGGTGACGTACCGATCCTGCTGACAATCACGTTCAACCCGCCCGATCGCCGTCGCCGTGATGACGACGGTATGATCGGCGCATTCAAGGCTGGCCGCGACGGCATCGCTGACGCCCTCGGTGTCGACGATCACTGGTTCCGCACCTCCTACGTCATCGGCGAGCCGGTAAAAGGCGGCAGCGTTGTGGTGTCGGTCGCATGAGCCGCTGGTTCCGCCTTCACGATGAGATGCTGGACGACCCAAAGGTCCAGCGTCTGCATCCCGCACTATTCAAGGTGCTGATTAATCTCTGGTGTGTCGCCAGTCGCCATGATGGCCGACTGCCCTCGCATGCAGACATCGGTTTCGCCCTCCGCATGTCGGATGATGAAACGTTTCGCGCTGTTTCAAAGCTCGTGGAAGCCGGTCTTATCGACACGGACGCCACCACCGGTGAGCAGCGCCCTCATGGCTGGGACGCCCGCCAGTTCCGCTCCGACGTGTCCACTGATCGTGTTCGCGCGCACCGGGAACGGCAGAAAACCGCCAAAAAAGACCCGCCAAAGGGTGGCGGAAAGGGTCTCGATACTACCGAGACCCCTGTGAATGGAAACGCCGATGAAACGTTTCGTGGAACGGCCCCAGATACAGAAACAGAGACAGATATTACCATTGCTGACGCAATGGGCACGGTGGTGCCAATCAGCGCTGCCGCTTTCTGTAAAGCAATCTTCGACAGTGGCGTCGCGTTGCTCACCGCATCCGGAATCACGGAGCGTAACTCGCGCAGCCTGATCGGTCGTCTTCGGCAGAAGCTGAACGACGATCCCACGATGATCACCATCCTGAAACAAGCCGAAATCGAACAACCCAGCGAGCCCGCCGCATGGCTGACCGCTGCTGTGGAGAACCGCAATGGCAACCGCACTGCAAACCATCGTTACGCACGCCCCAACCGATCCGATGAAATTGATGTCGCAGCCGGAAACCTGGGCTTTAGCTGACAGCCAGTTCTCGTCGCTGGCCTGGGACGCCGCCTACGCCGCCAAGCAGTTCCACCCGGCAGCGCTTCCACGGCTGATCGCCGCGCACGACGCCGCGCTGGTGCCGGTGTCCGACGATTGGCTTCAGAAGCGGCTCCGGCTGCTGTGGAAGTCGTCGGTGGTGAACGGTAGCCTCGACGCGACGGCATGGTTGCACGAGACGGGCCGACTGCTCGCCGACATCCCGCAGGACATCCTGGCGGACGCGATCGACGATTGCGTGAAGGCCAGCGAGCGCGGGTTCATGCCGACCGTGGGCCAGATTCGCGCCATCGCCGATCCCCGCATGCAGCAGCGCGAGACGCACGCGGCGCGGCTTCGGTCGATCGAGCGGGTGAAGAACGGCGCAACCGCATCGAAGGAGGACGCGCCCCAACCGCGCGCGCAGATCGACAGCAGCCTGGCGGAGCCGACTGCGGACATCCTCAAGCGCTGCTGGCCGACGATGAACAAGCACGAGCCGGGGTATGACGACCGGTCGGAGAAGCTGAACCTTGATCCGAACCGGCCGACGCGCAAGCCGACGCGCGCCGACTACATCCGCATGGGTGTCGATCCCTCCGTACTGGAGGGGATGGCGTGAGCATCGCAGACCGCGCGCGCATTGCCCGAGAGGCGGTCGAGCTTCTGGCTGGTGAGGCTTACGCCGCGGGCGAGATGCGAGAGGGTGCGACCTGGGACGCGCTGGCGCTGATGGGTAGCGCCGACCGACTCGCGCGCCTGGTGGGGCTGCTGAAGTGAAGCCCGCACCCGCACCCCGCCCCAGCCTATCCCTCAACTGGGTCCGCAAACCCGAGTGGGGGTGCATTTGTGGCTTCCGCGCGCCTCACCCCGCCCACCACTGCGGATCGCCAATGTCCCCCGTTAGTCACACCCAACCTGGAGTTTCAGAATGACCGAGGCGGTTAACATCGCTGCTGGGCAGTACATGGACCAGAGCGGGGTGCTTTGGCCGATCACTAATTACTTCGATCGGGATGGTGACCCCTGCGAATGGCACGACGCCAAAAGCGCAGTTGCTGGAAGTGGCAGGGACTGGTTCGCCATAAACCTCACAGACTTTACCGGCAAACCCTCGTAACATTGGAGAGCAGACATGGCCTCGACGTACGAAATGTTCTATAATGAAGATGATAAGCGATGGGATGTTGTTCAACGCCCGGAGAACGTCTGTGTCTTCTTTAGCGCGGACGAGAGCGAGGCTACTGATTACCTCGATGAACACGATCCTGACAACGCATGATCTTGTCCCCCGTTACGAATGAAGGAGCAGGAAGATGAGTGAGGTCACACCGGACCTGATTGGCCGCATGGTCGATCTTGTAAAACTGATGGCTGACGATGCTGCTGTGTTCCCGTCGCTGTCGAGCATGGATCACTACGCCGAAGCCCGAAACATCGTCGAGCGCTTGCCCGATATGACTGACCCGGATTTGATTGAGGCTCGAGCTTGCGCGGCTGACCTCATGACCAAGCGCGACGATAGCTTGGGCGGCTCATGGGTCGACGCAATGATCGCCGGAGAGATGGACGACGGCAACATGGTCAGCCTGACTCTTGCTGGCATTAAGCGCGGACGTATCCTCGCCGGCGTCAGGACGAGCGAATGCCCGGGGTCGGTGCAGTGGCTAGACGGCCGCATCGATCACTGCATCCTTTCTGACGGGCATGAGGGGCCATGCTCGCTTTTCGGACGCCCCACCACCCCCGCCCGCAACACATCGCAAATTGGAGAAGGATGATGATTAGCGTGTACCATAACGAGTTCGCAACTGACGGCTACGGTAACGAGGATAAGGCCAGCACCTGGGCGCGCGTCCAAAGCGAGTTCGCCATGACCGATCCCGAGCCGGCGCAGGTCATCTTTGCAGATTACGAATACGAGAATTACGAGGGCAGCGCAGATGTATTCTGGCGCAATGCCGATGGCACGTTCGGTTATCAATCCGGCGGACACTGCTCATGCTACGGACTCGAAGGCCAGTGGGACCCAGAGACATTCACCGCTGAGCAACTCGCTGGTCAAGTTGAGCGCGCTAATTACGGGTTCTTCAAGGAGCATGCAGACGTAGTTCGCGCCGCCCTCGCCACCCCGGCCACCTCCGCATGACGCTTCATCTTTGTTTTGGGTTGGGGGAGTAGGGGGATGCCGAGACCGTCACAACCAGTGCCCAACGACTTCGCCAAGTATGCGAGCGTCGAGGGCAACCTGAAACTGCGCAAGCGGTTCAACGTGGGAGGGGCAACGATCGAGCGTTGGCGCGCTATCATCGGCGCGCGCTACAATCGGCCGGCTATGCCTAAACCGATCCGCACCGCTGCCAAGAAACGCATCCGAGCCCGGTGGCAGGCTCAGGAGCGGATTGAGGATCTTGAGGATGGGTTCGACTTGGGGCGCTGTGTCGCTTCGGGTGGGTATGGGGATTGGTGATGGCACCCGAAAATACGGGCGAGAAACGGGTTGGTGTTCCTCCGGTTGAGCATCAGTTCAAACCGGGGAACTCAGGCAGGCCGAAAGGCGCGCGCAACAAGCTCGGCGAGGCGTTCATCGAGGCTCTGCATGCGGACTTCGGCAAGCATGGCGTGGCGGCGATTGAGGAGGTCCGCGAGACCAAGCCGGATCAATACCTCAAGGTGATCGCCTCGCTGCTCCCCAAGGACGTGAACCTGAACATCACCGATGACACGAGCGAGATGAGCGATGACGAGCTTGCAGAGCGTATCCAGCGCCTCACAGCGGCAGTTGCTCCTTTCCTCGATCGCCGAGCTGGAGACGCTACGGAAGCAACTGTCGCGCCGTCGGCTCCTCGCGTTCACTGAGTACACGAACGCGGTCTACGTGCCGGCTGGGCATCACCAGCGCATCGCGGAGAAGTTGGAGGCGGTAGAGCGGGGCGAGATCGATCGGTTGATGATCTTTATGCCGCCTCGCCACGGCAAGTCCGAGCTGGCATCGAAGCGCTTCCCGGCGTGGTGCCTGGGCCGTAACCCGAAACGCCAGATCATCGCCGCGAGCTACAACAGCGACCTCGCATCGGACTTCGGCCGCAACGTGCGCAACATCGTCGCAAGCCCTGAGTTCGGTCAGGTGTTCTCCGATGTCAGTCTCGCTCCAGATAGCCAAGCAGCGAACCGCATGAACACGAACCGCGGCGGGACGTATGTGGCGGCAGGCGTTGGCACGGCAGTCACCGGGCGCGGCGCCGACATCGCGTTGATCGACGACCCGTTCAAAGACCGCGAGGAGGCCGATAGCGAGCGTCGGCGGGAACTCGTGTGGGATTGGTACCGATCGACGCTGTACACCCGCCTGATGCCCGGTGGCGCGGTGGTTCTAATCCA